TATGAAATTACACATGAACAACGCCTTGCATTACTTGAGGCACATAACAATCTAATGACAGCACTATCAGTAGTGGCAGATTGCCATGACCTGTGGCTGTCTGACATACGCAACTTAGAGAAGTTACAGTGTGACTTGCGCAGAATCTTTAAGTTCGTACCCAAGAAGGATGAATGCGGACACCGTGTACACCATGCTAATTGGGTATTAGATGAGGATGATGACAATGATTAAACACATATGCAAACACTGCTTGAATACACAGTACATATCAGATAAGCTGAGACAGTTAGCTTCCCGCATGTACTGCTATGTCTGCGGTAATGCTATTGAGAAGCTGAACGACAAGGATGCTAAGACACCTAAGTATCTGTCAGGAAAGGATAAGTAGTATGACTATACTAATACTAACTATTATTATATTAGCTATAACTTGACATCATCTGTACCCTATGGTATAAGAGAGTATCACTTAACGGAAGGAGATTACAATGCCATTAGATTTTACAACACAAATAATTGAACAGATACCAGCACACCTAGACTTTGAGGTAGCTTATGAGACTACCAAGGTGAAGGACAAGAAGTACGTCATCAACAGTGAGACAGATGAATACATTGGTATCGTAGGGGAAGGCTTCAACTGTGCCTCACACAAGGACTTCTTTCATGGTGTACAGGATACCATGCTAGAGAACCTGACAGGTGCAGAGACAGATGGCGCACAGATTGAGTGGAAGTATGCACGTAAGAATGCATGGGCTATGATGGATGTGCGTATGCCTAACGTGTCCACCACTATCACCACTGACAAGCACGAGACTACTATCTCACAGCGTATCATTGCACTACATGGCATTGACGGTAGCTGTTCTAACACAGTGTTCTTCGGTGCTATCGACTTCTTCTGCCTCAATGGTATGATTAGAGGTGAGCATGATAAGGTGCGGCGTAAGAATACAGCTAACTTCAGCATGGACAGGTTCATCTCTGACCTACGTGATTCACAGCAGGACTTCTATGCACAGTCAGAGCGTCTGCAATCATGGGCAAAGCGTGACCTTAACACAGTAGATGTTAAGTCATTGCTTGAAACCCTTATGAAGTCTGACACTAAGGCTACCAAGATGTACACCTTATACAACCAAGAGGTAGCAACACGAGGGCGTAATCTGTTTGCTTTGTATAGTGCCTTTACTAACTATGCAACGTATGCTGATGAGCGTAATGGCTTTAACCTACGTAACACAGGCAATGACACACAGGCTGTGTCCATGTTCAATCGTGAGAACCAAGTGTCTCAGTGGATTGCAAGCCCTGTGTTCAGACAATTAGAGGCGGCGTAATGTTGACATTAGACAAGTCAGCAGGTATGATGGTAGGACTTGCAGTGGGTGACGCTCTTGGCGCACCCCTTGAGTTCATGGACGCTAGAGAACCTGATGATTATATAACTAAGTACGTCACTGGTGGGCATCACGATATGTCCATCGGTGAGTGGACAGATGATACAGCTATGACATTAGCTATGGCTGATTCACTGTCAACAAATCTGGCAGAGTTCAATCCAGAAGATATGATGCACAACTGGTACAACTGGTACATGAAGGGTGAGTTTATACCAAGAGGTAAATGCTTTGACATTGGTACTACAACACAAGATGCTATAGAAAAATGGATAAACAATAAGTCTGGTTACTCATATAACTCTGTATCATTTGACGATGCCTCTGGTAATGGTGGCTTGATGCGACTTGCACCCGCTGTAATTGCATCAGCTACACCTGAACGTGCTATGGAATTAGCTATTGCTACGACTATACTGACACACGGTAGCCCTAAATGTATTGAGTATAGCAGAGTATTTGCCCATCAACTGTGGCATGGTGACGCACTACAAAGGTATCAATCATACAACCTACCTCTGAACACAGACAGGAAGGATGTTATGTCGGGTGGCTATGTAGTAGAGACATATCAGTGTGCTATGTGGGCATACCAAACTACGAATAACTTTGCCGACTGTGTTATCAAGGCGGTCAACAGAGGACACGACAGTGATACGTGTGGTGCCGTAGCTGGCATGATAGCTGGCGCACACTACGGACTAGAGGCTATACCATCTCGCTTCAAGGATGACTTGATGTGGTACGATAAGTTGGTAAGTCAAGCGTTTAGATTATATAACATGAGGAGATAACATGAAACTAACTAAGCTACTACAGGATTACCTTTCTTCCTATGATTACAAACAGTTACGTGATGAAACTAAAGTACAATATAAATACTTTGCCAACATCCTAATGAACACAGAGGTAGAAGGCAAGGCACTTTATTTACTTGACTGTGATAAAATTACCACACGCATGGCTAAGACAGCGTATAACGAATGGTGTGACAGAGGTATCCACCTAGCTAATCACGCTATCTCTATCACTCGCATCCTGTTTAATCACGGGGTGCGAGAGGAACTGTGTCAGACTAATCCTTTCGCTATGGTACGTAAGAGAGCCGCTGAGAGGCGTAAGGTTGTCTGGGGTAGGGATGATGTACAGAAGTTCTTAGACGAAGCCTATGCTGATTTTAGCACCCGTAACATAGGTTTGATAGCACAGATGGCATACGAGTGGTGCCAACGTCTAGTAGATATGCGTCTGCTTACATGGGATTCTATTGACTTTGATGCACAGACAGTGCATGTCAAGCAGACTAAACGTAAGGCAGAAGTATTCTTGCCTGTGTCTGATGAACTTTATAGTATGTTAGTACAACAGCAAGAGGACTTCGGCTTCCAAGAGTATGTAGCACCAAGACCACGCCCCATCAGGGGTAAGTACGAGCCTTATACTATGTACAAGCTACCACTACATGCACGTGAGGTCATGGATGCCGCAGGTTTATCTAAAGAATTACGATTGTCTGACCTACGAAGGACAGGTACAACAGAAATGGTAGATGCAGGTGTCGGTATGGCACAGATAATGTCGGTTACAGGACATGCTAACCCACAATCAGTACAGCCGTACCTAAAAAATACATTGGCTAGTGCAGATAGGGCATTGACCGACAGAAAAATACATGCTATAAGTATCTCCAGTACCGCAAAGGAAAGTGATTAATACATGAATACTATATATAACATTATAAGTGATATGAATATACCTAATGGTAGTACTAAGAGAATTAACTGTCCTAACTGTAATGGGTACAAGACATTCACTGTGACTAATAACATGGGTAATATGATTTGGAATTGCTACAAGGTATCTTGTGGTCTGAAGGGTGGTACTCGTGTACACTTGACATCCGAAGACATACGTGCTAGTCTTCGTGGTACTTCCGATAAGAAGGAAGTTAAGTTTGTATTACCTGAGTACGTTGTACCACATGGTAATAACAAAGATGTCATACGCTGGACTAACCAATGGCAGATAGATGCTGATGAACTTGGTCTTATGTATGATGTCAAAGAACATCGTGTGGTATTCCCTGTGATACACGATGGTGAGATGGTGGATGCCACAGGGCGTTCACTCTCTGGTCGCTTACCTAAATGGAAGCGGTATGGGAATGGTGGCTTGCCTTATTCGTATGGGTATGGTAGTGTCGCTGTAGTTGTTGAGGACTGCGTGAGTGCTGCGGTTGTTGGTAGTGATGTATTAGTTGGGGTAGCTGTGTTGGGTACGTCACTATCAGAATTACACAAGAGGTATCTCACGCAGTTTTCGACAGCCATTATCGCGCTAGACCCTGACGCACTGACTAAGACCTTAGCGTTTGCAAAAGAATTACGAGGCTATGTATCTGACGTGAAGGTACTCAGACTAACAGATGACCTCAAGTACCGTAACCCTAACGACATGACCAACTTACACAGCATAGGAGAATAAGAATGGAACTATCACTAATACGCAGTCTAATGGACAGAGAGTTCTACACAGAACATCGTGGCGCACGTTGTCCTGACAGATTGTTCAGTGCTGATGCACGTAAGATTAAGCAGACGATTGATACCGCAATGGATAGGTATGAGCGTACTGTAACACCTGATGAGATTGAGGCATTGTTCATGTCAAACAATCCGACTATGACTACGGCACAGAAGCAAGCCTACTCTGCCTTGTTCGGTAGCATTAAGAAAGAAACACCAATGGGTAGTGACATTGCACAAGAGGTACTGTCTAAGCTATTCCAGCAGGTAGTGGGAGAGGACATTGCCAACCTTGGCTTTGACTATGTGAACGGTGACAAGACAACACTTGAACCACTACGTAACTTGATGGAGATGTATGGTGATGACTTCACGCCTAACCTAAAGGTAGAGTGGGAAGACATTGACCTAGAAACTCTGATGTCTAAGGCTGACCTTGAGGCACGGTGGACGTTTAACATACCCGTACTTACACGTAAGGTAGAGGGTGTCAATGCAGGACATCTGATTGAGGTAGGTGCTAGACCTAACACAGGTAAGACATCCTTTCATGCTTCACTGATTGCTAGTCCTAACGGCTTTGCACATCAGGGTGCTAACTGTATCATCCTCTGTAATGAGGAAGGCTATCACCGTGTGGGTGCCAGATATTTGACAGCGGCTACAGGTATGACGATGCAGGAGATTAAGCAGAACCCTGCCAAGGCACGTGAGTTGTACGCACCTGTCAAGGAACGCATCAAGATTAAGGATGCTACTGGTCGGGATATGAATTGGGTAGAAAGCATTTGCAAAGCGTACAAGCCTGATGTAGTATTGCTTGACATGGGTGACAAGTTTGCCAAGGGTGGCTTCGCCAGACAGGATGAGTCACTCAAGGCTAACGCAGTACACGCTAGACAGATTGCCAAAGAGCATGAGTGTGCTGTGTTCTATATGTCTCAGCTATCAGCAGAGGCAGAGGGTAAGGTTCTATTGAACCAGTCGATGATGGAAGGCTCACGTACAGGTAAGGCGGCAGAGGCAGACCTAATGATATTGATTGCTAAGAACCCTGTACTAGACAATCAGGAAGAAGAAGATAGCATGAGACACTTAAACGTAGTGAAGAATAAATTGTCTGGTTGGCATGGTAAGGTACACTGTGAACTAGACTACAAGACAGCGAGGTATCAAGCATGAAGCTAACACTAGACGTAGAGAATACAACAACAGAAAGGGATGGTAAGTTACACCTTGACCCATTCGAGGCAGGTAACTCCCTGACTATGATAGGTATGTTGGATGACCAAGGTAACGAGTATTCAATTACCTTTGACCACAATGATGTAGAACCTACACCTGATGGTCACTCTATTGTACAACACAACCTAGACAAGACAACGGTACTCATTGCACACAACGCCGCATATGACCTAACATGGTTATGGGAATCAGGCTTCAAGTATGATGGCCCTGTCTTTGACACAATGCTGGGTGAGTATGTATTACAGCGTGGGTTGAAGGAACCGCTATCTCTTGAGGCTTGTGCTGAACGGTATGAGTTGGATACCAAGAAGCAGGATACACTGAAGGAGTACTTCAAGAAGGGCTACTCTACCTGTGAGATACCACATGATGAGTTGTCTGAGTACCTTAGTGCTGACCTACATGCTACACAGCAACTGTCTGACAAGCTAATGCTACGTCTTAACAGTGTAGATGATGCAGGGCTGATGCCTACCGTTACCCTGACTAATGAGGTGGCTGTATGCCTAGCTAAGATATACAGCAGAGGTTTCTCTGTTGATGTGTCCAAGCTGGATGATGTACGCCAAGAGTTTGAGGCAGAGAAGAAGGAGTTACTTGATGCGTTACAAAAGCATGTTCGTAGTCTTATGGGTGATACACCTATCAATCTTAATAGCCCAGAGCAACTCTCTTGGGTTATTTATTCCCGTAAGGTAGACGATAAGTTACATTGGGCTAATAACATTGACCCGTACATGGATGATGCTACCTTCCGTAGCCTAACTTCTACTAGTACAACACGGTTACACAAAACCAAAGCAAAGCAGTGCGGTGATTGCAGTGGCACTGGTTATATTAGAAAGGTAAAGAAAGATGGAACTCCTTTTGCAAAGCCAAATAGATGCGTGGCATGTAATACTAGCGGTTATAATTTCGTACCTACTAGTGATGTGGCGGGGCTAAAGTTCAAGCCGCCATCTGCTAAGTGGGCTAGTGCCAATGGCTTCAGTACATCTAAGCAGAACCTACAGTTACTACAGAGTTCAGCTAGAGCAAAGGGTATGAACGATGCGGTTGACTTCTTAGGCAAGGTAAGCCGACTGAGTGCCGTTGATACATACCTGTCATCATTCGTAGGGGGCATCGCCAACTACACTAAGAGTGATGGCAAGTTGCATGTTAGTTTATTACAGCATCGCACGTCTACTGGTAGACTGTCAGGTGCTAACCCTAACATGCAGAACATGCCAAGAGGTGGTACGTTTCCTGTCAAGAAGGTATTCGTATCACGTTTCAAGGGCGGCAAGGTATTAGAAGCTGACATGGCACAGCTTGAGTTTCGTACAGCCGCCTTCCTTTCACAAGACGGAGTAGCAATTGAAGAAGTATCTACTGGATTTGATGTACACTCATATACCGCTAAAGTTATTAGTGATGCTGGTCAGCCTACGAGTAGACAGGATGCAAAGGCGCATACGTTTGCTCCACTATATGGCGCAACAGGATACGGAAGAACACCAGCGGAAGCGGCGTACTACGAACACTTCACAGAGAAATACCAAGGTGTCGGGTCTTGGCATACCAAGCTGGCTAAAGAAGCTGTGAACACACGGAAGATAACTACACCTTCTGGTCGTGAGTTCTCCTTCCCTGATGTACATCGTAAGGCAAGCGGTAGGGTGTCACACTTTACGCAGATAAAGAACTATCCTGTTCAGTCATTTGCTACGGCAGACATTGTACCAATTGCTTTGCTTCACATTGATAAACTACTTGACACTATGCAGTCATGTGTGGTAAATACAGTACACGACAGTATAGTTATTGACGTTCACCCTGATGAAGAGAGAAAGGTATTAGACATTATTCATCAGACAAACAAGGACTTACCTAATTTGATTACCCTACGTTGGGGTGTAGTGTTTAATGTACCACTACTGCTTGAATCAAAGATAGGTAATAATTGGCTTGACACTAAGGATGTAAGCTGATATAACTACAGAACTTTCAACAATACAGGAGTAATAGAATGACACAAGTAACAACCATTGATACCAACAACTTTGCTGCTATGGCACAGGCTATGGGTATCGCAAGCGAGGCTAACAAGAAGGAGAAATCCAGTAGCCTACCTCGTCTAAGAATCAATCATGCACCTATCATGGGTACAGCAGATGTTAACGGCAAGAAGGTTAACATGGAAGTAGTACCGGGTGGTACATATAAACTTGAGATTCCAGACGGTCCTACCTACTACGCTGAGTCCGTTAACATTCGTACATTCCTTCAACGGTTTATGTACAAGAAGTTTGTTAAGGGTCATGGTGATACACCTAATCAGTTCGTCAAGACCTTGATGGCAGACAGCCTTAACATTGACCTAAAGGATAACTCCGGTGGGTTTAACTGCGGCAAACCTGCGGGTTACATTCAAGACTTCAAGGCTCTACCTGAGAAGACACAAGAGTTAATCAAACAGATTAAGCGAGTACGTGTTCTCATGGGTACAGTAGAATTGATTAACCCTACCGATGACAAGGGTAATCCTGTTGACATCACATCTTCTTCCTTCATCTGGGAGATTGATAACCGTGATGCATTCAAGACCTTCGGTGACATCCTAGCTAAACTTGCTAAGATGCAACGCCTACCTGTGCAACACAGCATTGAGTCTGGTACAGAAGAACGTAAGCTACCTAATGGTAGTAGCTTCTTCTTGCCTACAGTTACTGTTGATGCTACTAAGACAATCGAACTTAGTGAGGATGACCAGCAACTGTTCAGTGACTTCATGGCGTGGGTTGACAACTACAACACATACATCGTTAACACATGGGCTAAGAAAGCAAATGCTCACATGGAAGATGATGACGTTGATGTAGTAGATGACATCGTTGACATTGACATTGACGAAGAAGAGGTAGCATAATGAACCACCCTGCTGAACTGGCGTTACATCAGTACATGGACAATGCTGTTAAAGGCAAGTCCACTATGGCTGACACTACCATTAAACAGGTAGCTACAGACATTGAGGATGCACTGTCTCGCCAGTTCGGTAGTGGGAAGAAGCGTGGAGACTTCCGGCTTCGCATGTCTAATGTTGGCAGGTCTACTTGTCAGCTATGGTATGAGAAGAACAAGCCGGAAGTCGCTCTTCCTATGCCGACAACATTCATTATGAACATGATGCTTGGTGATATAGTCGAGGCTGTATTCAAGGGTCTACTAAAGGAAGCAGGAGTTAAGTATGAAGAGCCGGAACACGTTACTTTGGAATTGGATAACGAAACAAAAATTAATGGAACGTATGATATTGTTATTGACGGTGCCGTTGATGATATTAAATCCGCATCTAATTGGTCTTATACTAATAAGTTTGATTCTTATGATTCACTAGCAGGTGGCGATAGCTTTGGCTATATTGCACAGCTTGCTGGCTATGCGAAGGCCGCAGATAAGAAAGCTGGTGGTTGGTGGGTAGTGAACAAAGCTAATGGTGCGTTCAAGTATGTACCCGCTACTGGACTAGATGTGGATGCAGAGGTTGCTAAGATACAGGAAGTACACAACACCGTAGAGAAGAATGAGTTCAAGCGGTGTCACGAACCTGAGATAGAAACCTTTCGTGGTAAGCCTACAGGCAACAAGGTACTAGGCGTACACTGTGGCTTCTGTTCTTACCGCTTCGATTGCTGGCCTACACTGAAGGAACTACCTGCAGTTATGTCACAAGCAAAGTCTCCTAAGACTATGAACTACGTAGAGTTGGATGAAAAATACAATGCCTCTTGATGCAAAACAGTTTAAGGCGGCAAGGAAGTATGGGTATCGGTCAGGCTTAGAGGTTAAAATATCAGACTATCTTAAAGAAAGAGACGTTGACTTCGGTTACGAATCTGTTAAGATAGAATGGGAAGACTTAGCCTACCGTACCTATACACCAGACTTTGTTCTACCTAATGGAATAATAATTGAGAGTAAGGGGATGTTCACTGCGGCAGATAGACGCAAGCATCTGGCAATACAGAAGCAACACCCTGACTTAGACATTAGGTTTGTCTTTGAAAACAGTAGACGCAAGCTACGCAAAGGTGCTAAGTCTACATATGCTGAGTGGTGCATCAAATATAACTTCTTATATTATGACCGCATCATCCCAGAAGATTGGCTAAAAGAAAAGGGTAAGAACAATCATGCAAGTTTCATAAAGTTCAAAGGTAACAAAGTGAAAAGGAGAAAGTAATATGACAGAGCCGGAGTTAACTTCAATAGATGCGGAGGATTTTATAATAAGAGTACGGCCTGAGACAGACACTGATGGTGAATGGACAGGAGAGATTGATGTTGCTATTATAACACAACCCGATAATGATTTGAATGACGAAGACTATTCACAGATAATGCACTTTTGTAAGATGTTAGCTAGTACTATACCCGTTATGGAATTAAACGAAGACTTCAGAGAACTTGTTCATAGGTATGTCATGTCTATGAAAGGTCTTGAATATGATGTAGAGTTAGAGGACAAGCCTAAAGTAATAGGTGAAGATGGTAATGTAATACAGATTGACTTTGGTACAAAAACAGAAGGGAGTGCATGATGAACCAGCTAAGACACGAAGAGTATATGAAACAGATGGCTATGGCAGAAGACGCAGGTAAGGAAGCATATGGTAATGTGGACATGGTTAATAGCCCACCACACTACAATGCATCAGGTGTAGAATGTATTGATGCTCTACGTGCCGCGCTGGGTGAGGGCTTTGAGTTCTACCTACAAGGTAACGTAATGAAATACTTGTGGCGTTATCGTTACAAGAATGGTACACAAGACTTAGAGAAAGCTATGTGGTATCTTGATGCCTTGACAACCGAAGTAGAGGGGTTGTATGATGATAAGAGTTAAGATGTTCGTCACAATAGATGTAGACCCAGAAGAGTATCCCGTACCATCAGACGGTCAAGTGGGAGAAGAGATTGAGGAGAGCCTAAGAGAATACTTCTATGATATAGAAGGGGCTGATATTAAAAACGTAAGAACAGTACAGGAGTGATATAGATATGTTAAGTAACCATTTACCAACAGACTACCAAAACTTCATAGCGTTATCACGTTATGCAAGATGGAAAGAAGAAGACCAGAGACGTGAGACATGGGGTGAAACAGTAACACGATACTTTGATTACATGACTACACACCTCAAGAAAAACCACAGCTATAAGCTAGAAACTAAGTTACGTAACGAACTAGAGGAAGCAGTGCTTAACCAAGACATCATGCCTAGCATGAGAGCCTTGATGACATCTGGCCCTGCACTAGACCGTTGCCACGTAGGTGCATTCAACTGTTCGTACTTGGCAGTAGACACACCACGTGCATTTGATGAGACTATGTACATCCTAATGTGTGGTACTGGCGTTGGCTTCAGCGTTGAGCGTCATAGCATTGAGAAGCTACCTATCGTCAATGAAGCAATGCATGAGACAGATACAGTAATCAAGGTAGGTGATAGCAGACCCGGATGGGCTGGTGCCTTACGTGAGTTAATCTCACTGTTGTATGCTGGTCAGATACCTAAGTGGGATGTGTCTGCTGTACGCCCTGCTGGTGAACGACTGAAGACATTTGGTGGACGTGCCTCTGGCCCAGCACCACTAGAAGAGTTGTTCCAGTTTGTTATACAGAAGTTTAAGGGTGCGGCAGGACGTAGACTATACCCTATTGAGTGTCACGACATCATGTGTAAGATTGGTGAGGTTGTAGTTGTCGGTGGTGTACGCCGTTCAGCACTCATCAGCTTGTCTAATCTTAATGATGACCAGATGGCACATGCTAAGTCAGGTCAGTGGTGGGAAAATGAAGGCCAACGTGCATTGGCTAATAACTCTGTAGCGTACAAGACTAAGCCTGAGATGGGTACATTCATGCGTGAATGGGTGTCACTGTACGAGAGTAA